GCCATCATTACAATAACCCCTACCCACATTGGAAAGTTGCCAAGATAATAAACGATTTAATTCAGAATCATTATTATAAATACCAGTATAAAATCCATGTTCATACTGTAAGGCATCAAATCCAACATGTTGATCAAAGCGGGACGCATCCAATCCAATAGCAACGGGTTTAGAATACTTAGCCCACTTTGACTTGACTTCAGCTGCTTGTGAAACAGCATTTAACTCCTTCATAATAGTACATTCACCAAAAATGGCAGCAATAGCCCGATATATGCGTTTTTCGGCATTCTTAACAAAAACACCGAGAGAAGCATTGTAACGAGGGGACCGGGGCTGTATAACCCTCGCCACAGGATCTGGTTTATCTATGATATTGACACGTTCAGCTTTAACAAAAGCTTTAATATGACTATCTTCACGGACCACAGGATTAATTAACAAATCATCAACTGCTTTTTGGTAGATAGTTTGGAGACGACCACGGTAACAATCAGGAAAATCTTGAATGTTCATCGGGGTGATCTGCCCAATCTTCCTACACACTTGTCCACGAAAATAATGAAGTTGTTTGTAAATACCAGGTAATGGTTGCACTGGCACATTACCATTATGTAAATACACTCGCTCCAAAATACCACGTGATAAATTATCAATGCTACTATTGTGAACGGTCCAACCAGATTGAAAACCCATGTTACTCAACTGGTAAAGCTTCCGCTCACGAACAACACCACCCAATCCTCTCTCAACCCGCAACCTACGGTCAATGAACTTTGATGGAGGTCCATTGTACCCGGGAAGGGGGACTGGGCAGCCCTAACTACATGACAAAACATTACCGTACTCCTCGCGACGCATTAACACGGAAGTACTGTAATTAATCTGTTTTGCCACTAATTCCGTCTCGCTCGGAACAAATGCCAATTCAACAGCGATGTCTAAAGATTTCGCAATATGACTTGGTCGCATACCATGATCAGTAGCAACACCAAGCAAAAATGTTCTCACCATCTGTTTATTGGCCGCCGTATTGCTTAACACACCGTACCTGTTCTTAGCAACAAGGGCAAGTGTGGCAACATATCGAACACGAGTAGGACGAACTTTCTTGTTTTTATGATCCATCAATTCAAAGTCAGCTTCATCAACCATGGCCATGGAATCAGCAGCTAACTTCTCAACATGTAAAGGGACAAGACCGCGCCTTGGTCGATACCAGTAGGCAATGACCAAAATAGTTATAAGCACGAAGAAACTTAAAATCATGTTGGGAAACATAAGG